GTGGCCCCGGAGCCCGACGTGGACAACTGGATCCCCGACGCGGACAGGCCGCTCCCGGCAATGGCCGAGACGAAGTTGTCGATGGTGACCTTGTTGGACGGGTCGCCCGCCTCGTTCTCGTCACTGAAGGCCAGGAAGTCCCCGCTGGCCACCGAGTCGGTCGGCAGGGCGTGGACGTCAACCACGTCGACTTTCTGGATGGTCATTTCACCACCTCGACCTTGGTGGCTGTCGGCTTGCCGTTGACGCTCTCAATGGTCACGTCCCACTCGACAGCATCGGGGGGCGCGGCGGGGCCCGTCGGCTCGAAGGGCGCGAAGAGTCCGAGGGCCGCCGCCACGCCGAGGCTCCCGAGGCCACCCATCAGGACGCCCCCGACCAATTGGCCGAGACCGCCCCCGTGGTTGACCGTCGTCGGTGAGTTCCAACTGATCGCCACGTCGTCGGGCTCCTCCCAGTTTCGGCCGTAGTGCTCACGTAGCTGGGCCGCTCCCATCGCCATCGAGTGGCGGTGGTTCCGGATCGACTGCTCGAGCTCGGCCGCCGTCGCCATCGCCGCCAGGTCCGGCAAGGTAGTCCTCGACCGCGGCGCGGTCCCCGGACCAGAAGGCGGCGAGCCATTCCTGGTGCTCGGCCTCCCAGGCCCGAGTCCTGCCAGTCCACCAATCAGCGAGGCTGCCCAGTTCCACATTAGCTACCCGCCGCCGGCGGAGCGGCCGGCGTTTGCTGGACGCCGGGGAACATCCCGGAGGCCTTCAATTGCGTTTGCATATTCGCTTGGCCATGTTGCTCGAGGAGGTTCTGGGCCGTGGCTCCGATGAGTTGGAGCTTTAGCTGGAACAATTTGCTGCTCTCCTCACTGACATGGGCAATTGAGCCATTCCACCTTGCGGCGGTTTGACTCAGGACCATTGCCATCTCGGCTGAGTGAGTCGCCAGTTGTGCCGCGATCTGTTCGTTCATCGTGTTTCCCTTGGATGGACCTTGATACGGACAGTGGCGCGGAAGTCCCGCGTCCACGTCTCCAGCGACTCCAGCCGCCGGAGGATCTCCTCCAACGTGGCCTGGTCCATCCCTGGGCCAGTATTGCCGGCGGGGCCTGGCGGGCCTGGTGGCCCCGGCTTGCCGGCGAGTGTCTTAAGTTGCTCCTTGATGGCCAGGATCTCGCGGGTCCGGTCGCGGTCGCCCCAGCTTGCCGGCGTATCACCTGCCGGATGGATCTCGGTGGTGGTGTGAGGGGGCGCGGTGTCCTCCTCGACGAGCCCGGCAAGCGAAGCCTCCCGGAGCCTTGGCAGTTCCTTGCCAACCCGCGCCAGAAACGCCTGGAGATCGTGGAGCGGAGCCGCGAAGATCTCGCGCGTCTTGTCGTTCGAGTGAGTGGCCACGGCGACCAACTTGCCGCCCTTGAATACGCCCGAGCCACTTGAGCCGTGCTTGAATCGGCCCTTCTTCAGCTTCCAGGCCCAGCGGCCGCGCGGGAGGTTGCTGATCCGCTGGATCCCGAGGAACTCACCGAACCACGCCTGCGGTCCTTCGCCGTCGGGGTAGCCGACGCCGTACCAGGGGCCGTCGGGCAACTTCAGCGGGACAGCCACCGTGGAGGTCAGCGTCTCACGCTCGACAGCGACCAGGGCCAGGTCGACGCGGAAGTCCATGGCCACGACCATCCCGACGCCGGAGCGGAGCTTGTCGCCGGTCACAACGTAGACCTTTTGGCCGAGCTCAAAACAATGGGCCGCCGTGACCACCCAGGCTCGACCACCGAACTCAATAGCCGTTCCCGAGCATCCGTCGACGTGACAGGCTGCCGAGATCACGTCCGGCTCGACCACCGTGGCCGGCGGCCGCGTCTTGGAGGCTTTCGACTCGGATCCCCCCGAGATGGCCGGGCAGAAGAACCCCAGCGGCAAACACAGGACCAGGAAGGCAATCAGTAGGTTCTTTCGCATCACAACGCTCCTTCGTTTCGGTAGACGCCCTGGCGGACGGCCTCCCGAAGGAGCCGGGCGGGATTGTGACGGGTGGGATTTGTGCGGTTGAGACGCCCCAGCCGTTGCAGGACGGCCGAGACCAACTCGGAGCAGAAGAGGCGGTTGAGATCCGCGCCGGGGAATGAGCGGAGCAACTGGAAGACCCGCGTCCCCGAGATCAACGCGCCGCCCAGGTCGTAGTTGATTCCCCGGTCGACGAACTTCTCCAGCAGGATCTTGGTGAGGAGTTCCGACTCGGATCCCGTCAACCTGTTGATCGGGGATAGGGCGTATCGGATCACCTTGCCGCCCTGCACCAGGTAGTCCCGGATCCGGTTGTCCGGTTCATGGACCTGGACGCCGGCGGCGTGCTCGCCCCGGACCAGGCACGGGTGCGGGGCCATCGTCGTCGACTCGACCCAGGCCGGCTCACCGGCGCGGTGGCAGATAATGGCAACATGAGACGGGCCCAGCCGGAGACCTCGAGGGCCGAAGAGTGACCACGTCCCGAAGGTGATCCCGCGCGAGATCCAGTCTCGGCCCCAGCAGGCCATCACGTCGCCAGGTTGTAGACGTGGTGGAATTATCATTTGGGGATCCGGCTCTCCAGGACGCCGATCCGCTCGCGGGCCGCACTGATGTCTCGCGTGTTCCGATCCACCACTCTCTTGACCCCTCGGATGTCGTCGGCCATATCCTCGAGACGCGCGAGGGCCTTGGTGATCTGGAGCATCCAGCGGGCAAGCGCGAGCCAACTGCCGGCCATGATTCCAACCAGGGCGATCCAGTCTCCCGTCGTCATAGACTCGGCCCCAAATGAAAAACGGCCCGCGGAGAACCGCCGGGCCGTGGAGCCGTCAATCGGTCAGAACACCGCCAGGCCGTCCGTAGCCCTCAGTCGGTGTTGGTGGCATTGTAGCCGGAAGTGGGAGGACGGTCGACGTGTTTGACAATGGGCATTGTGCCGCTCTTGACGAACAGGCGGACCCGTCGCCCCTCACCGGGTTTCTGCTCGTACCAAATCAGCAGGTCACCGAGTTGGTACTTATGCCCCTCCTTGATCGTCGTGGCGGTCGTCGGCATGGTTTACCCTAGTCTTCCTCCGGTCGCGGTCGCTTTCGTTCCCGGTTCCACGCTGCGACCACGTCGCCCTGGTTGGGCCCCGGCTCGTTGGATCGGGCCGGGTGTTTGCAATCCCACCGGAGACACATCACCACCCAGCCGGCCGTCGATGAGAACAGGATGGCCGGCTTGTGACCGCAGGACGGGCACGGGGTGAGTGGTTCACGATCTGTCACAGTCCGCATCCCCCCTCGCATTCCATGTCGAACAACGATTTCTGGTTGTCGTCCAGGTCCACTTCCCGAAGCGGACGGCAAGACCGATGAACGTACAATTTAGCGTCGAGTCCACGGTTGACGACGTTCCCTTCGACTCGTAAAGAGTCGTCAACTTCGCACGCGCGTTCCCAGTCCGCCGGGTTTGCCTTTACCCGCCGCCATTCGTCGTTTGAATGGAACGGACAAAACACGCACGCCGATCGCGGCGTCTGATGCGGGACGCCGCCGTGATCGTCCAGCCACCGCAAACAATCCCCCCGCTTCATCACTTCGTCGATCAGCGGGAAATGGCACGACGCCCACGGGATAGAATTGAAACGCCCACGCATTCGCGCGGCCCTTCCTGGTTCGTCGTATGAGAACCCGACGTACTGGTGTACGTGGACATCCTTCGGCATGCGTTGACGCGGTTTGAGACCGACAATGTCCTGGCGGATTGCCTTGGTAATGACTTCAATTTTGTATTCCGCCGTACAATGACGGCGGACCATACCCAGAGGAACACCTTCGTTCTTCGCGGTGAATGCTGGAATTGAAGCGAACCGCCTGCCTTCCCCGTTCTTGCCGGTCTTTAGATCGTCGCCAAGACAACCGGCAGACGCGCGAATAATCTTCGGCCCGTTCAACGACTCCAACCAGGACAGGTGCTTGTAGACCGCTTCCGGTTCGTCGCCCGGATCCGCGAATATGGCGACATCGAACGGGTGATCTAGTTCCCCCTGCATCCCCATCAGGTAGAGGACCGTTGACTGGACGCCGGCCCCGAGATTCAAGACGTGGTACTCACGATCTGCCATCGGCGGCGTCCTCCACTTCCCGGATCAGTCGCTCCAGATACCACCGAGCTTTCCGGAGATCCTCCAGGCCGTTCTTGTATCTGTAGCGGGCCAGGTACTTGAGACAGTTCCCCTCCCGGTATCCCAGGGCCAGTCCCTCGATGGCGTCGATCACCTCGAGCGTGCCCTGGCGGTAGTGGCTCGGATTGATCGGATCCGCCGGCGGCTGGACGCCCTCGATCACCTGGTCGACGTCCTCCGGTTCCACTGGGCCGCCTTTGATCATGCCCGCGAGCCATCGGTCCTTGGATCTCATTTGTCCGGCTCGCCCTGGTCGGTCGGTCGGTCGGTCGGTCGGTCGGTCGGTTGGTCGGTCGGTTGGTCGGTCGGGGCC